CTTATAGATTGCTTTACTATTAGAGTTGTTTCCACTAGTGTAAGATACAGAAACTGCGCCATAACTCTCACTAGATATACCTGAAGTAACTTTACTATTAGGGTCTACACCTTTTCTAGCATAAGCAAGTTCACAAATACCTCTTTTAAGCTCAATAGGTATCTCTGTTCCCCAAAATACTCTAGGAAATTCAAGAGCTTGTGTCTTTCTATATGGGCTAGTAGATATTAAAGTAGTAGCAGTAGAGAAATATGAATAACTTAAATCTGCGTATCTAGTAGCCTCATTTAGCCATGCCATAATAGTATCATTTGTATCAGTAATAGATACGCCTAAGTCTTCCCAATATTGTTTGAAGTCATCAATATCTACATAACTTGTAGCGTCTACTAAACCTGTACCTGTTTCAACAACAAAGTTAATTGACATTTAATACCCCTTATTTAGTTATTTCTGGACTCATGGTTACTTTGCCATTGAGTACTCTTATTACTTCATCAGATATATTGTATAACTCTATATCATAATAAAAATCTGTTGTGTCTAAATAAGATGTACCACGCAAAGCAACAGCCGACGAATCTGCCGCTGGTAATACAATGTGAATTGTACCGTTAGTTCCATCTGGTATAGTGCAAGTAAATGTAGCTTTAGCAGTTGTATCTGTTGCTTTACTTTTTATTTTACCTCTAGCATCATAGTTAGTAATATCTACTACTACTTCATTTACCATATAAATATAATCATATGTAAATGTTGAACCTTGGTCTATTAGAAAATTTACTACTTCAGCCATTATTATATCCTTTTACGCCATTACTAATATTGAACGAGCTTTTAAACTCATATTAGCACTAGGTGTTAATTCTATTTTAAATCCGTAAGTCTTAGCTTCTGCATCTGTTCCCATATAAACAAAAGAAGACCATTCTAATCTTGTATCAGTATTATTCTTGTGTAAAATAAAGTCATGCTCGGCTATATTAATATCTCCAAATGTTGGGTGAGGGACATATACTCTACAAGTACAGTAACTATCTTTTAAGCCGTTTAATGTTAAAGTAATCTTAAAGCATATTAGGCCATCATTTATATGGTTTTTAAATGATGAGTTAGCTGAGTCAAATAAGCCATCGTTATTCTTATAGTTTCTTACTGCACAATTACAAGGGAAATCTATTGGAGTACTTGCAGTTAAACTAACCGTTGCACCTGTATCAACACAATCGTGTATAAGGTGCATATGTGGTATAGCATTAAGAGAAACTATATCTTCTAATTCTTGTGCCATTTATTTAATATCCTCGCTATAATAGTCTACTTTTTTAGAGTTTCTAATAAACTTTGGCATACTTTTATATGGTAATAAAATATCAAGACATATCCAAATGTTACTATAAAGACAATATGTCCATGGATTATTTACTATTAATACATCTTTTTTATCTATAACACAAATATTAGTTGATATAATGAATGCTATAATATGAGATAACCATTGAAATATAATCATTTAGCGTACCTTTCTCTAGAACCATTGGTGTCTACTGGCACATGTAAGGCTGTTTTAAATAGTAAAACATCTGCGGCATATGTATCCTGTGCATCAGCAGGACTTCTTCTAAGATTAAACTGAATAAGTCCACCTATACCAAATCCACCTGATGGTACTGGTAATTCTGTACCGCATACAACATTATTATATTGATTGTTATTTACTGTCTTTAAGCATGATAAAGAAGTCATTGCAATCGGAGCTCCATTAGGTGGAATATAACACCAATCAAAAAAGAACTTAACATTCCCAGAACCTGTAGTTGCTGGTGCGTAATGAACATGCCATTCGGCTTTAAATGTACCGTCATTTACTTTATCTATAACCATATCATGTGGTATTTCAAAAGTATTTGATAATCTTTCTACGGTATTAACGCCGTCAAAAGAATATAGTTTAGTTGGCACACCGCCAATTGTTACACTCACTTCATCTGGAGCCGCATTAGCAGACGCTAACACCCATTGACCACCTACATATTCATCTCTGTAAGTAATAGCAGAACCTTCTGCTCTTAATACACCAGTAGTTTCAACGGCTGTAAAGTTATCTCCGTTACCTATTCTTGCTTCTTCTGTTAGTTTAAATAAATCAAAAGCCATTATTAAACTCCACTATATATAACTGGTTTGCCATTATAAAATACCTGTAAACCATTAAATAAAACATAATTATGTTCTATATTATTTAATTCTGTATAACAAATTACATCACCAGTAGTTACTATCACAGAGGAAAATCTTCCTTCTATTGTAAACCCAATAGGTATTGTCAAGGTATCAATACTATCACCTTTAAGAGCAGCTATAGTCACTAAAGACTCCGTTATAGCCTTTATTCTTTTAACTGCTTTAGCTGTATATTGCTCTCCATCTGTTAATATAATAGAGCCACTATGAGCCATATTATCTATTAGAGCAATTTCGCTATTATAAGACATTTTAAGTCCTTATTATGCTAAGTAAACTAAAGCCACACCACCTGCACCTGATACAGTTACAGAGGAGAAAGTTCCTACTATTTCAAAGTTTGCTGGGCATACTAAAGCAACAATATTGTCACCTTTTCCTGTAACAGCAGTAGCTGCAATAGTGGAAGCAGTTACAGTTTTAATTCTACACATATTACGAGCAGCATATGTAGCTGTTCCCGCTGTAGATAAAGTTTTAAGTCCGTTTTGCCCCATTAAATCAACGAGAGCTTTTTCTGATGCAAATGTCATATGTTCATCCTTTAATACTATTTATGGTTGTTTGTAAAGCGTGCATACTACCAATCCATTGTTGCTTAGTATCCCCTTCTGTTGTTAGAGCTTTTAATTCTGATGTTCTTCTACGATTCTCTAACACTTCTAATAAAGCTATTTGTCTGTCTGTATCATATCCATATAGGAAAAGTCTTTCATCAAGTGCTGTCATTATATTAACTCTGACATCTTTAGCTTGTGCGAATCCTACCCAGTATGCTAAACATGGACGTTGGTAGGCATACTCAGTAGCCTCTTCCATATCAACACCGAATATATTAATTTCTTTTGCCCCTGTATAAATGGCATAGGCTACCATATATGAAATGGACGAAGTAAAATAATTACTCCCACTCCATTCCATTATTTCTTTTAATGGATAAGAACCTAAGTTAATCTCATTGATTTTATTAGATTCCTGCCCTTTGTGCATAGCAAAGTATAACTGAACTCTATCCTGGTACACTGACTTATAAGAAGAAACACTCCATTTAAAAGTGTCTCTTTTCCAATCATAAGTTATGATGGAGTCAGATGTTCCGAGAATGTCTACGCGCATTTTTCTTTCCTTATTCTTTTTATAAGTCTTAAAACACCATATTTATCTTTATTATATCTATGCTTTAAAGTCCTACACCCCTTCGAAAGAGTGTAGGACACAAGGTAAACCAGTTATTTAATTGTGTGCTATTGCTATAATATTTCCAGCTGCCCCAGCAGTAGATACAACATCAATGAGGATAAGACCATCACTGTCTTTGAATCTTGCCGTTTCGAGGTTAAGAACTACTGTACCTACTTCACCACCAGTAACAACTAAGTCACCCTGAGAAGCAGAAGAATAATCTCCAGCTTTAAAAGTGAATGTAGATGCTTTAGTGTCTGATTTTTCGATAAGTACTGTGAGTTTTGTGCAACTTGTGTTGCTTACATCAATAGAGTGGTCATTTGCAATATCAACTGCATCTTTAACTACTGCTACTTCTGCATTCCATAATGCTTGGTTAACCGTAACTGCGCTTCGTGCCATAATTTATTTCCTTTTATTTTCTACACATGATTGACATGATATAGAGTTTTGTTTAAATTTACAACCCATACACGGGTCATTTGTTTTTATTTCTTTAACTATTTGAATAGTTTCAGGAAGGGTTTCTACTTCATCAGTAGAAACATCTTCTTCCTGTGTAACAACGGTAGAAATATCTTCGACCTCTAATTGTACTTGATTAGGTATACTTATTTTCTTTCTTGCCATTGTTTATATCCCTATATTAGCTAGAAGCTATTAAGCTTCAGCACCTTCAGCACAATAAAGAACACCAAGTGAAGCAGGAGCTACAGTTTTAACACCGTAAAGTATTAAAGAACGTAGGTAATCTGCAAATTCGTCTTCTCTTCGTCCAGCTTCCATCTTATCGATTTGGCTTGCCATAGCAATAGTAGACCCAGCAACGAAGGCCATCGGCGAATACCAAGTAGTGGTAGAATGAGAAATGTTTGGGCTCTTGAAGATTTGGAAACCGCTCATTTCACCAACATAAGAAGATGATTGAGAGATAGCCAAGCTGTTGTTAGTGTCTTTTGCAATCTTAGCAAGTCTACATTTAGCAGCAAACCAAGGAGGAACAACCATAACTCGGTTCTCATTAGGAACGTTGTTATCGTCAAAAAGAACTTCTAGTTTAGAAAGTTCGTTAATAACAGTTGCAGAAGTAATAGATACAGGAGAACCTGTAGAACCGCTTGTAATACCTGCTTCTGTGTAAAGACCAGCAAGAGCTAAGTCGATGTTATCAGAAAGAGATACACCCATTTTACGAGCTATTTCGAGCATAAGTTTTGGGTTAGTTTGAGCCGCGTCGATATCTTCAACAGATACAGCAGCGTAATACTTTTGATTAATCAAAAGAGATTTTGAAGCATCAGATACAGATTGGTAAGAGATTGAACCAGAGTAAGCAGTAACTGTTACGTCACCGATTTCATTGATTTTTACTGCTTCACCAAACTTAGTGATTTGTCCTTCGTAAGATTTGTTTGCGAGATTTCCGAATACGAATTTTTTATCGTATGCTTGGAAAATTTTGTCTGACCATAGGGTCGGTTTAAAATTTGAGAACATTTTTATAATTTCCTTATAATTTATTTTATTAATATCCAGCTTTTTCCATTGCAGCTAACCTGGCTTCACGAGTTGGTAACTTTTCTATTTCATCCAACGTCATAGGAGCTGAGTTGCCACCTTTAATCTGAGAGCCACTGTTACCGCCAGTATTAACAGCTGCTCTAACAAAAGATTTAGCCTTTTCTGATTTAGACCAATCTTTAATATACTGTTCAATAGATGGGCTAAGGCCTTGGTCATCTTTTGCGTATATCTTTAGTTCACCATCTTCATTCTCTTCAACCTCTGTCAATTTCTCGAAGTAAGGTAAAAGAAAATCAAGAGCCTCATTAGACACATTAACGTCTTTTAAGGACTTCAAAATCTGAGATGTTCTTTCTGTTGTAAGTCGCTTATTGCGCATTGTCTCATATTTTGATGCCAATTCTGCTTTCTCAGCCTGTTCCCGCTTAAGGTCTCTCTCATATCTAGATAATAATTCTTTATCTTTTCCTTGAGTGCCTTTGCTTTCTTGAAACGCTGACAAAATTTGCTCTAAATCTGATGGGTCTTCGATAGAGAATCCTTTTAGGATTGACTCAACCTTTTTTAATGTTTCTGATTTAACCTTGGTTTCACTAAGTTTCCCCAATAGTTCTTTGTTTTTTGATACTAAGCCACTTATATCTTCAGGCTTTTTAAATCCTGACTTCTCTATGTAACTTGTCATTAAGGCGTTGCCTTCTTGGGACGTTGCGAATTCTTGAAATTCTTGTTCGTTCATTATTTTTTCCTTATATATATTAACTTTGTTTCTACAGTTTCTTTCTCATTAAATTTTAAAAAATGAGAAAAAAAGTTGTATTTTTATTGATTTATGTTGTCATTTACCACATTTTCTTGTATTTCAACCATAGGTTGTACAACCTCTTTCTTAGGTAGACCTGCTTTAAATGAATCTATAGTCATCGTATCAGGTATAACCTCTGTCTTTCGTAAGTTATAAAACAATACTTCTAGTGGGATATTTCCTCTTAGGTATTGCTCGAATAGAGATGATAATAGCGCAGGATTTACGTCCTCTGGTATGAAATCTGTCATAATTGTGTACTCTATATCTTCTTCAAAATACGTTACATTAGTATCTCTCCAGTAAAGTATGTAATATAGAGTCCTACGCATAGCAGAAGATACCACTGCTGCTACACTATTTAATGTACCAATCTCACCTATTCGATGAATGGTAGCTGTTCTAGCTGATTCAACCCCATTTGGGTCAGCTGCAAGCGAACGAGAGCCTATAACAGACATCTCTTGCTTTAATCTTGTAAGTTCTTCTTGTAAAGCTTTACAGGAATTGGGGTCTCCACCTAGCATCCATGCATTTCCACCCTGTTCAAACTCTAAAAAGGTAGAAGGGCCAAGAGTTAAAGTGTTAAAAGCCTTATCCTCATCTTCAAAAGGCTTAAGTCCAGCCACACAAGGTGTTGGTCTACCTATGTAAAACAAGGAGTTTCTGTATAAAGCATCAGTTCTATAGTCACAAAAATTAACTCTAGACAAATCATATAGTAATGGGTAGTCATACTCGAATACTAATCCGTGGTTAGACACTGGAACGATTGGTATAAACTTTAAAGGTACACCGTTTCTTAAAGGATAGAAGCTGTCTAGTACTACAAACTCTTCTTCATTCTCCTTGTTCTTTTCAACCATTACAAGTATTGTTTGTTTATATCCAATCTTATCTAATGTAAGTTCTCGTAGTAAAGTAACTGTATTATCAACAATCTTTACTGTCTTAGGAAGGGTGTATGGAACGTCTATAAGTTCATAATGTTCTTGTAGTGTTACTTTTGTAAGTATTTTACGACCATATCTTTTGGAATAATGCCAATCTTTTATAGCATAAATATCATAAGTAGTAACATATGGCTTAATATTCATATCTTCTACATCTCTAACAGTAAGTCCTTCTGTTCCTTCTACGGCAGGGAAGTCTACTAGCAAAGCAGCTAAACCATTACGCATAAGTTTAGATGATAAATCCCTGGCACATCCCTCTGCTGTATTTCCATCGTCAGTAAAGTTACTTACTAAGTCTGTATTGATAGCCTCTAAGTTGTTCTGAGGGGTTTTCCTGAACAGTGAACCTATAAAGGCATCTAATGTTCTACCAGTTGCTGGGAAGAATTTAGCCCAACTAAGGAATACATCATAAAGAGTATTACCATCTTGTGCTTCTTGCATACCTGAAAGAGAAGGTAAGTATGTTTGCCCTTTAGCCTTTACTGCCCATTCACCCTCGGTACAATCGTCTATTTGTCTTGAAATTGTTGTGTACTTGTCATATTGTAAATTCATTTCTTTTATCCTATTCTATAATTTATTTTTCTTGCAAAATTGTTTGGTTCATAAAAACAAAGTAGCATAGCATCTGCTTTGTCAGGAGAGCTGAACCCTCTCTTCTTATATTCATCTTTAGTTTCCACCACCCTTCTAGAGGTAGTTTTTTCAAAGCTATACTTCCTAGAAGTGAGCTCTAAATGTAGTTGCTTATCTTCTGGTAGTATAACCTTATTAATAATTTTTTCAAATTCCCACCACATCTCAGATATGATTGAATTATAAAGTTCTTTGTTCTTAGGTTTAGAGGCGAAATTAATAGGGACTGTCTGTATATTAGGCTTATTCATCTTATACTTAAGCTTATTTATGGCATCAGTAACCCCGCCCCCTATTCCAGTATCGTCTATTATTATCTTTGTACACTTATCAGATGCCCAATTTAGTAAGCATTCTGCTGTAGTGAATGTATCTTGCTTAGACCATGACCTCATATCAGTAACTCGGTAGCCTACTCTTTTAAAAGCCTGTGTTTTATCAGAGCCGAATCTGGCCACGTCACAAGATATAGTCTCTTTATCTGTAGTAACTTCAACTTCTGTTCTTCTCATAGCATTCATTACCTGAAGCCTAGAGAATACTGCTCTCTCAGATTGACCTACTGGCTTACCATCAAATATGTGTGACCAAGCATCATAGTCATTCTTCTTTAACTCTTCTGCCATAGATAATATCTTTAGAGGACACCATGGATTGTCATAGTACTGAATTTCTATATCTAATACTCTAGGTGAATCTATAGGGTAAAATTCCCTTATCGCATCTGGGTCTAGATATGGATTCCATAGGGCTATGATTCTAGACCCATCCTTTCTTATTGTTGGGTCTATTATTTCTAACATATCTCTAGATAAAGCTTCTGCTTCCTCTAAAATTAAGTAATCGATGGCCTCCATGCCTTTTACACGGGTACGAGTTTCATCTTTAGACCCACCTTTTAGACCTAAAAAGGAAATGGTTGAGCCATTTATATGCTTAATCTCTTTATCTGTCCAAGTAAATCCAGCTAAACTATATAAATCTATTAGTTCAGTAAGTAAAGTAAATATAGACTTATCAATAGCAGAAGCTATTTCCCTGGCATAAACTACTTTTATCTTTCTGCTACCAGACTCTAGTAATATAAATAAGCCAGTAGAATATGACTTAGCTGATGAACGACCTCCATGTATTGTTATTACATTCTTTTCATGAGGAATGTTAAATAAAGGCTTAAGTTTCTCAGGAAAGTTTATCTGCATTTACTATTTATTTTTTAAATAAAGTAGGAACTTACCTGGTTTTGTTATAAAGTATTTATATTTTAGACGTTCTAGAGTATATTTAATATTTCTTAACTTCTCTTTAATCTTAATCCAAAATTTTCTAATATCATTTATTAAGCTATTTACTACATAAATATAACTGTCTTGTCTATTCTTATCTAATAAGGTCTTATATAGCTCAAACTTCTTATTTTTAGATAAAAATTGAACAATCTCTTCCTTTGTACAATCTTCAATGCTATCCACCCTAAAAATAGAGTCTCTATACTGACAATTGTTATTACATCCGCTGCAATTAAAAGAGCACCAAGTATTAAATATAACTTTTCTTGGAGTTTCCTTTTTAATATGAAATAGTCTAATATCTTCTCCTACATATATAAAAGTATTTGATTTTATTAATAATTTTTCTAATTTTTTCATATTTTATCCTTTATTCAGCATCCTCTGGTTTTACAAAGTTAATAGTGTAAGTTAATGGTGCTCCACCCTTACCTGTTATCTCTAGCTTATTCTCTACTAATCCCATATACTTCATCAATTGTTCTAAGGCTTTATCTCTATTAGCAAACTTATATACTGTAGTCTGTTTATATAATCCACCACCAACAGGAACAGCTTTCTCTTCTGTACCGTCTATAACTACTAACATTTCTTCTGATAAATCTGGTTTAAGTTCACCTGTAGCCGCGTCAAGGTAGTCAAAAATGTTATAGAATGCTCTTCGTCTATACTTATCAATTATTTCATAGTGAAGGGTATCTCGAAATTGAGATATATGAATATCCATATAATACGATATTGCTTCTTGAATGTGTGGTTTTGCGAAAAAGGTTGATGATTCTGTACGAGCTGTAACTGGATTTTTAGTAGTATTGAATTTTATATAGGCTTTCCATTGGACATTGCCGTTTAGAAAGTATTCTTCTAATATATTGATTTCTTTTGGAGTTAAACCAAACTTTTCTTTTATTTCTTTCCACATTGTGTTAATTACCTTTGTACTTTATACATATCTCTTATATATCTTAGATATTATGGTTTGAAAAGGGGCTACCTATAAAAGAGAGATAAAATAGGTAGCCCCACATACTATTGTAAGGAGAAATTTTGTTAGGTAATATAGGAGGATATCAACCTAACGATTCTACACTGGGAAACCAAACCAGTGCAGAAAATCTGTTTATATATATTAACTTCAAAGTAAGCTTATTTTTTTCTTTTCTCTTTAAATTACGCTATTTGTGTGGAATTTAATCATTTTCCTCATCATTTGATACATAAATAGACATATCATACTCTAATTTTGCTGATTCATTGAAGAATTGTTGGTCTCCATGGTCATCTAATGCTTCTGCCCAATTATGTTCTAAAGTATTGTAGTGTAGGATTATGGAGCATAGAGAACAGTAGATGTTCCCATTTTGGGAACCGTTAAAAGTGATGTTTTTGCAATAAGGACATACTATTATTGATTGTACTGACATTTAATTCCTCTCTTAGTATAATATACGATATATATTAACTTTAACTAAGAGGGAATTTTCTACCATTTTACTGGTAGTAGTAATATGGTTTAACTTTTTTTAAGAAACCCTTGACTTTTCTTGTGAAATGTGTTATACTATACATAACCTTTTCGCAGAGGCAAGAATATTGGAAAGTTTATCAGTTTTACACTATGTTTTAGCTAAGATTACTGTTGGGTATTCACCTAAACTTTCCATACACCCTTGCGAAGCGGTAATCTTAGTTAAAATATAGGAAATCAAAATGAAAGCATCAATAAATCAGAAAAATATAATGGAATGTTTCCAAATATCTTATGAAACCTTAAGTGACGTGTCCTTAAGAGTTTTAGATAAAAAGATATTCATCCCACAGTTTTATACTTATTTTTCTAGAAAAGAAGTAAATAAGATAATGGTGGAGCTTTCAAATATGGGTATTGTAGACCCAAGTAAAACATATACTTTAAGAACAGGCTATTAATTAAATAAATAGAAATATAACTGTATACGATTTCTATTCTTTTATTGAAAAGCTAATAAAAATAAGGAGTAAATAATTAGCACTTTTTAACCATATTTTATATTTTATTTGCACTATTTCTGAATTTATTTGTATTTATATAAAGAAATAGTGCAAAAATAAACAGTAATGTAAAGCTAATTTTCATAAGGAGATTATGATGAAACCAATTAAGAAAGAAGATTTCGTAACAATGAACGTAAGAAAGAGAGAAGCATTGATAGCAGCTAATCAGAAGGTAATACAACAGCTTATGGATGATGGAGATGATTACTCTACTGCTGTTGGACAACTCATTGATTCAAAAAACTATTACATTGACCAAAATAACCAAGCTCTACTAGAAGAAATCGAAAGATTAGAGAAATCTGGTGAGCAATTTGTTGAAATCAAGATAGAAGCTCTCAAACAAAAGATTGAAATGCCTATATTAGAGATTTGTGATACAGGTTTTGGTAGAATTCTATAAGGTTTGGGGATAATATGCTTAAATTAACAATTGACCCTATATCTTTTCCTGTAAAACCTAATAGATATGAGTTTTCTCTTATGTCTAATAGGTTATGTTCAGATAATACTGTAGAATGTGAAGATGATTCTTATATTGATTTGATAGCTAACCAAGGTCATGCTTTTGCTCCTGTATTCAATGGTTCTAGAAAGAATGAAAACTTTGTCTCTACTAATCTTATAGCCTTAGATTTTGATAGTACTATTAACTATACAGAGTTTAAGGAAATGATTGGTAAAACAGGAATTACACCACTATTCACATATAAGACGTATTCGTGCTCTACAACAAGCATAGATAGGTTTAGAGCGGTATTTCATTCATCGGTAGAGTTAAATGCTGTGGAAACTAAGTATCTCTGTAAACATCTATATGAAGCCTATGGTAAGTTATCAGATGCTTGTGTACTTAAGTTAGCTCAACCATACTTAGGTAATATGAATGGATTGATAGAAAAGTTTGAAATATGTTCCCCAATAGATAAAATGTTATGTAACATTAATACGGATATTATTAATGTATCATATAAAAATTCTTCTTCATCAACAGATATAGATACACTCTCCCTATTAGGGGAGAATTCTGAAGTTCAAAAAGATATACAGTTAGTAGGGGATACTAATTACAATTACTTTAATAGTTGTACAATTTGGGTAGATTTGAAAGATAAGAACTATACCTCTTATTTAGAAAGATTTCAAATTCTATCAAATTTAGCTTATGTAAAAGGGGGAATTAGTAAGATAACTAACCTATTTCCACTTGGAAAAGAAGAGAAAGCAATTAAGGACGCTAGATACTACAAAAGCCATTATAGCCAACCTATTGCTTGTAATAAATGTCCAAGATATGAGGAATGTAATGTAAAACCTTATAATCTTCTGAAGTTATTAACCAAAGAGACTTATATTCCTGAGATTAAAGAAACTATTAGCCTAGAGCAAGGTTCTTTGTTACTATCCGAAATGATTAAGAATGCATATACCTCAGATAAGCTATCAATAATTAAGGCTCAAACAGGCCTAGGTAAGACAGAGGAGTTAGTAAAGAATGTATTACCAGGGGCTATCTATTGCTTTCCTACCCATGCTTTAAAGAATGAGTTTGTTTATAGAGTAGCAGAAGCAAATCCTGAGACTTTAATGTTAGATACTTTGCCTTTACCTATTGAGAACATGGAAGAAGGTGAAAACATAAGCGTTTTATATATGAAGAAGGAGTATAAACTTGCTCATGCTAAGATTATGGCCGAGATTGACAAAGAAGGTGTACTAGAATTTGTTAATGCTAAGGAAAGAGCAAAGAGATTAAACACAAATGACATCCTTGCGACTACTCATAAGCTATTACCTAGTATGTTAAAACTATATCCTGATAGAAAAATCATTGTTGATGAAGACCCTGATAATATTATTTGGACTCTAGACTCTATTTCCGCAAATCTTGCTGGTATTGATACTGAATTCCTAGAACCCAATAAAGTATATAAGACAGAAACTCCTATTGAGTATTCTAAGGTTGGTCTTGTAAGGGATTTCCAAAATAGTAAGTATTATGAGGTATCTAATAATAAAAGAGGGATATCATATATGAAACAGATAAACTATAGTCTAAACAACTGTATAATATTATCTGCGACAATTGATAAGAATAAGTATGAGATTGCTTTTGAGGATATATTTTATCAAGAAGTCCCTTATATTAAGATTAAAGGAACACTTAATCAGTGGGATAATGCTACTTATTCTAAAAGTTATATGAAACTTAATCAAAAAGCTATCGAAGATATTAAACAAAAGCATAAGGATACTCAAATAATAACTCATTATGACGAAGAGTTAAAAGGTACTGAGAACTATATTCATATGAGAAACTCTGAGGGTAAAGATTTCCTTAAGGGTAAGAATATAACTATCATTGGAACAAGCTTCCCACTTCCTACTAAAATGAGATTACTTGCTGCTTGTATCTCAGGAGAAATTCAAGAAGATGATTGCATGAGAGTAAGAAAAGTAGTTATGGAAGATGGTAGGATTTTCGACTTCTTTACATACACAAACGAAACACTCAGAAAGATTCACTTAGGCGAAATAGAAGCGATACTATTACAGTGTGTAGGTCGAGCAAGATTACTAAGAACAGATGCAATAGTAAATGTTTATAGTGACTTCATTCTTCCAGAAGCACATTTACAAAAGTAGTATTCTAATAATCATAACACAACTAAATACCCCACCAGACGCACTAGGAAGCCCATGGCGAGGTTCTAATACACTGGGTGGTCAAATGATACCACCCAGAAATCGGAGAGGCTTATTTTAAAAGTTTTGTTTTTTAAACCCCATTTTTATTGGCTCTAAATGTGGGGGTTTTTAAATAATGCCATATAATACGTATATTAAAAGAAAACAACAGGTGTGATATATGAAACTAATTGACAGGATGAAAAGTAATGATATAATTATATGTGCGATGAAGAGAGTTAAGAAATTAAGATTAAAGGAGTTTGATAGGGATAGGATAATAAAGCATGTTAACAGCAATTACATTAAACCAATATTAAATTCTAGGAATAAGACAATAGTTTGTCCTATCTGTAATTCTCCGTCAGAATATATAACACTGAGGGATAAGACAGAAAAGGGTAGGAGAGATTATAAATACTATCTGCATTGTGAAGAACATGGGGATATTGGAACCATGAGGTTATTTGAAATGATTATAACACCTATGCTAGATATTGAGGATAATCCAAAAGAAATACTGTTATGGTTTTTTAAAGTAGAAATAGTGCAAAAAAAATAAAGTAAATTAAAGATAAGTATAATAGCAACGTATATTATAATATAAACTATTTTAAAGGACATTATATGAAAATAAGAACATTTGACATCGAAAAACAAAAAATAACAACATTATTAGATGGAGATAAAAAAGTATGGTTCGTAGCTTACGAGGTTTGCTCTAAATTAGAGTTCGCAAATACATCTGATGCTATTAAGAATCATTGTAATCCTAAGGGTATAGCGAACGGCTATACCCTTACCGATGGCGGAAAACAGAAAACATTACTGATTGACGAACCAAATTTATATAGACTAATATCAAGGTCAAAAAAAGAAAGTGCTGTTAAGTTTCAGGATTGGATATTTGAGGTAGTGCTACCATCTATTAGGGAAACAGGCGAATATAATATAAGCCAGTGTTTAAAAAATCAATCTTCTGAGATTAGAAATGGTATGACAGATGCTTGGAAAGAATGTGGAGTAAGTAAACCACATGAGTTTATGCAACTAACATTTCAAGAGTACAAATCTTTAGGTTTTCAGAAAGAGAAGAGAAAAAAAGATATGACAAAAGAGGAATTATTAACATTAGCAGCATTAGAGAGCATGGAAACATTAAAGTTATTTCATGAAAAGAAGGATGGATATTATGAGTGCAGAGATAGCTTACAAGAGACTGCTAAAGTAATACCTTTTTTAAAACCAAAAGAAATAGTAAATTAAAGATAACATATACTAATAATAAAAGGAGATTACAAAATGGACAGAAAAACTGCAAAGAGGATACTAGAGCTTAGGGATGCTATTAGAGCAAAATGTATGGATTGCTCTTGTGACGACAAAAAAGAGGTGGAGGAGTGCTTGATACCTAGTTGCCCGCTATACCCTTTTCGAAAAGAAATTAAATTAAAAGATATTATGTATGAGGATTAGATAATATGGAGTATAGTAACATTTATAATATAATAGTATCTAGAGCAAAATCTAGAGGTCTGGATAAATCAAAAATAAATTACTATACAGAAAAACATCATATTGTACCTAAATGTATTTTTGGTACAAATGATGTAACAAACTTGGTATTATTAACAGGAAGAGAACATTTTATATGTCACAAATTATTAACTAGAATATACCCGTATAATAAGCATTTAAAGTTCGCCTTGTTTATGATAGGTACTTCTAAAGATATAAGAAGAACAGGAAGATTAATATCATCAAGAGAGTATGAAAAACTAAGAATAATATGTAACGAGGCAAAAAGAGGAAAAAGAAGTAAGCATGTTCTATTTAGACCTCCAGCCTTTATTAAAAGTCTTAAGAATAAAGAAAGTCTAAAATTATACACTAAGGAGCAAATAACAAATCATCTAAAAACTATGCATTTAGTATTTAAAAATACAGATAGCAGGTTTATACCAGAAGAAGATTTACAAGTATTTTTAAATAATGGATATAGAATTATAGATAAAAATATAAGAAGTCTAGGAAAATCCGTAACATATGTTACGCTTTCTTAACTTTTTTTCAACAAATACTCAAAAAAGAAAGAAAATAAATCCTTGTGCAAAGTTAAATATCATGAAACGAAAAACTATTGCATAAGGAGCAATCAAATGGAAAAATTACAAATAACAATAATGGACGGAATACCTGAGTATGGTATTATAGTGAAAGATGATAGAGCGTGGGCTACTTCTAATAAACTAGCAGAAATGTTCGAGAAGGAGCATAAGGATGTTCTAGAAAATATAGATAAAACAATAGAAAATCTCGCGGCCGACTTTTCCGCCGTCAACTTTAAGAAATCAACCTATAAAAATACTAGAGGTAAATCCTATAGAAACTATCTTATCACTAGAAAAGGTTTTACTTTAATGGCCATGGGGTTTACAGGTGAAAAGGCTTTGAAGTTTAAAGTAGCTTACATTGAGAACTACGAAAACATGGAAGAGTTCATTAGCACCAGGTTAATATCTAAGGAAGGATATAAAGAGATGACATCTGCCATAGCTGGTTATCTAAATCCTACAAGAGAAACATACATCACTGAAATTGATATGATAAACAGACTCGTTCTTGGTACATCTGCTAAGATATTTAGAGAAATTAACAATATTCATACTGATACAAGAGACGGAATGGATGAAGATAAGTTAATTCAAATAGATAAAGCTCAGAGATTAAATGGGCAGTTAATTGTTGCTGGTGTTAATAAAGAAGATAGATTTAATATTATTTCTAAAGCAATAGTGAAAAAAGAGAAAAAAAATAATTAAATTAAAGATAATAAATAACCAAACAATAAGGAGCAATCAAATGTACGAAGCATCAATAACAGATAGTTTAAAAGAGATTACAAAAGAATCAATCAAAAGATACAGAGAAGAAAACGGTGACGAATACTATAGGATAACAGATGAAAACTATGGTAAAGTACAGGTATATATTCCTCTTGAGGACATATACACTGGGTTAGTAGAAATGGATGGGGACGCTGAGGTTTTAGATAACAACAGAGTACCTATTAAAAGAATAGTTAATAAATTAATAAAAGATGGATATTTAGATATCGAGAACTATGATTTCGATGTCGTAGAGGAAGCATAATGAAGAAGATTATTATCCCTGATAGTATGTCTGAAACAAAGACGGTATGGGCTCCGAAGAAAGTTAAGATTAATAAAGCTCTTATCCTGGCAGATGTACACGTTCCATTTCATTCTGCCAAGGACTTAGAAATAGCAATAAATTATGGAATAGAACATAAATGCACAGATGTTATACTTTTAGGTGACTTTATTGATGCATATTCAATATCTCATTTCGAAAGAGACATTAATCTACGTGATTTTTCTAAGGAAGTTACCATTGCAAAAGAGATATTGACAATATTAGAGGATAACTTTAAAGGACAAAATATATATCTTGAAGGTAACCACTGTAACAGATATAATAAGTATCTAAATAAGCAAGCTCCCGAGCTTCTTGGTTTAGAGTCTTTATCTTTTAGAAGTATCTTTGGACTAGAAAACTGGACTATTGTTAATGAGAAAAGACCACTTAAAATAGGGAATATGTATCTTATGCACGGAGACCAAATATCTGCTAGTGGAAAAAATAAAGCTCAGGGTATTTATAATAAAACAAAGTCAAACTGCATAATAGGGCATTACCATAAAACAAGTATATATTCTGAAGTTGGACTTGATGGAAAACAGGTAACATGTTACAGTGTTGGTTGTTTATCTAAATTAAATCCTTTATATAACCCATGTCATAATTCTTATAATTTAGGATTCGGTATATTGGATAATTTAATTGATAAAAAATCACATTTTACCAATTATAGAATAGAGAAAGGGAGGGTAATACAATGAATTATCAAAGAATATATATAGAGAAAAGTGCAAAAATAAATAGTTAAATAAAGATAAAGGTATACTAATAATAAATGGAGAAATTATGAAACTAGTAATGTCAAAGAAACAAAAAGAAGAGATAATAAATAAAAAAGCAGAAAAGATAGGTACTGCTATCGGTGAATTTATAGTAAATATACTTACAGGACTAATAGCTGTAGGTAAATTCCTGCTAAAGGTTTTACTATTTATACTAAATATGCCTATAACAACTGGTATTATATGCTTTGCCTTATATATACTTATACTTAAACTACTAGGGAAATTCTAGATTATGCTACAGTCATTCTACCAAGATTTGAAAACTTATAAACAACTCACCAATGAGGAAACAATTGCACTTATATTAAAAGCAAGAGAGAATAACTTTTCAGGTAAGGAGAATGACTGTATTATAAAAGGTAATGCTAAGTTAATACTACATATTATCAAGAAGAAGTATGGGGAAGATTTTAACCTAGATGACATTGTAACTGGTATGATGGCTATGGATAAGGCCATTAGACAATTTGATGAGTCTAAGGAATTAACATTTGCAGCATATGCTTATATAAAAATAGCTTACGCATTGAAGAGATATAGGTTATTGGAGAATAGAAAGATTAAAGTTAAGCTTGCGGATATCCAGAAGGAAGGTTTCCTTGAAGATAATAACCTAATATTTGGTTCTATTGATGAGATTAACCAAGCTACTGGAAACACGTTAGGTGATAATTCAAACTATACCTCAATCACTGGTGAAAGATATATGACTTCTGATGAGCATATTGAAAGGAAAAATGTAGAAGCTATAATATTAAGCTGTATAGATAAAATCTATGTTAAGATGAGAAAAACTATACACATGTATTACTTCACAATAAGTACACCTTCCGAAATATGCAAAGAACTTGGAATAAGTAGGAGCTTATTATCACATAGACTACACATATTCCATAAACTACTTGAAAAAGAACTAATTAGACTTGGATATAGGGAGCAATTAAAATGAAACAGAAACTTAAAATTGAAATATATATGGCAGATAATGAAAAATATATTGTAGAATACAATGGGAGTAATAAATCTAAACACATATTAGCATTTGATACTATACAGCAAGTTAAAGATGAGGTACAATATTTAGTAAGCACGAGAGATGAGAAAAGTTTCTTTTATTTTGGGGAAGAAGAGTCTTGACATAAATCAATAATCATAGTATAATATAAATAAACGAACGGTCTATGTTTAACATAGGTCGTCAAGGGGAAAATAATGAACCAAATAACAAATCCAAATGAAAAAATGTACACTGTAAAAGAAGTTGCAGTAATGATTGGTTGTCAACAAGACACACTAGACGATAAAGAATACGAGTACGAAAAAAGAGGTCTTTTTACAATAAGAAAAATTAAAAACCAAGATTTAGTAAAATTTAACCAAGAGGAAGAATATAGTGTTTACATAGCACATGATAAAGTGAAAAATATATATAAAATAGGAAAATCTATAAACCCAATTAAAAGAGTGAGAAGCTTAAAATGCTCAAACTTAGATATTGAATTGATTTCCTATAGGAGAGGATATTCTATATTAGAAAAAGATATGCATAAAAATTATAAAGATTATTGTATTGGTGGTGAGTGGTTTAATTTTACAGAAGAAAAATTAAGAGAAATACTTAAAAAGTACTCTATGTCTATAATAAAATAGCAAAAGGATAAGTTTAACTGTGCAGGTACCCGCACAGTTGCTACTAATTCTTTAGGACTAATACAGCACCTGTAGCTATTGCACATACGAAACCTATTACAAATCCAATAAATCCACTTTTGACTATTAGTACACGTGTTTCTTTCTTTGATTCCAAATATAAGTTACCATTATTAATAGCCAAATTGCTATAGTAATAAGCATCTTTCTTCAAGGTATCATAAGTCTCCAATTTAAGAAGTAGTTGTTCACCTTGTTCTATTGGTAAGGTTAGCTTACTACCATCTATGTTAAAGTCAAAGTCTTCCGTTTTGTTTCCGAAGACGGCTGAGCAACTCAGCATCAGAACTAGGAGGATTTGACATAATTTCTTTGCGTTCATTGGAATTTTCCTTTATTTTTTCTTTAATTTCGTTATTTTCTTTCTCTATATATACAATCTTTTCTTTGCTTTTAGTCCTAAATAGTAATACATTTATAACTATACTAAGTACTAATAAGCAAGATATTACGATAATAAATTGAATCATCTTTTAAATACTCCCTCAAATACCCCTACACCTAATAAAGTTCCACCAGTTACGGCAAATACCTTTATCACATCTAAAGCAGTTCCTGGGTCTTTAACTACAACAAATAGAGAAGCAAAATATAATCCTATTCCCATAGCAGCAGCTATTGATAAACATATTACACCAGATACTCTTTTTGATGATAAATCTCCGTCACTGTCTTCTAAAATACCTTTTTTAATTTCACTCATTTTATTAATTCCTTTATTTTCCTAATTTTTTTAATCAACTTAATAATACCATATTTATCTTTATTTTTTCTTATTTCCCATCGTTCTTTTTGTGCTATAGACATTTTTTATCCTTTTCGAAGTGCTGTACGGGAATTGCACCCGCGACTTCTATGTTTATAGTTGTATTCCTGCTATACTAACAGCACATAAGTTTTAACCAATCAACTCAAAATGTGGGTAATCTTTAAAATCTTTAAAGTCTCCACCCCATCTTGCTTTAATCCTGAGTTCCTGTGCCTTATATAAAAATACGTCAGCCATACGCTTAAATCTTTCAATATCTTTCCAATCAATAGGATATGGGGCAATATCTACTGCTAAAGAAGGCTTTACGTTATGCTTAGATAAATCAGTTATACCATCTTTATATGTCTTTATTTCTTTCTTATCTACAATAATCCAATGGCCATCTATAAGTTGTCTTCCTACTTGGAACAGTTCAAATTGTTCTTTAGTTGACCTATGTCCATACAGTACAGATACGTCCATAACTTCTAATACAGCATGTACTAAAGTTATCAATCTATTGTCACATGTTACTAAATTCTTTGCACTTGTCTTACTTAAACTATACATATTGACCCCTGATTTTTTTCTGATTATTATAAAGCTCTGTTAGTATAACTACTACCTCGTTATCCCAAAATTCTATCGCCCTTGAAATGAATAAGTGTGAGTTTCTTTCATACCACATTTTAACTTTTTCTCTATCAGTAATGTACTCTAACTGTTCTACTTTTGTTATCATATAGTATTGAACATTCTCCAATGACTCTTGTATTCTAGAGCTTCTATATGATTGCCAGGTACCTTCTAAATTCTTCTGCACTATATGATTGTCTTCAATTATTCCCCAGACCTCATCCATCATGTGTACTCTAAGCTTTTCTATTACATCTGATATAAGTAAATGGTCTCTTGTATCTTTTAGGTTAATACCCCTACCATTTATATCATGGAATACTTGATGATAACCCTCGTAAGCGTATTCATTTAAGATGTTATTAGCTTTATATGTTACTATTTGCCGTAATCTCTTATAAATAGGTGACTCTAGTTCCTTATACTTTATACCATCTTCAAAAGCATCTAAAAGAAATCTCTTATGTTCAGGATATAATTCACATGTGTTATGCTCTTTCTTAACAGTTGGCTCTATTCCACCAGGAGTAATAGACACTTTCCCAATCTTAAACGCTGTTTTTGTTAGGATTAGTATTGTTAAAATAACTATTACTATACTTCCTGTTACTACAAGTATCGGTACACTCGTAAATATACCTGTTAGAAATTCCATTTTCTATCCTTTATTCAGGTTCAATTACATAATTTTTAAGTAATTCTACGTCATCTTCTGAATTAATATATTGTTTATCAGTTTCGTGATTAGCTAAAATACCTTTGTACCACCTATGTAGGTCTTCTAGTCTAGCTTTTTCTGTTTGCTCTTCTAGTGTTAAAGCTATGTTTTCAAGTTTTTTGTTTAGAAAAGACATATACATCATTTGATATTTGTCTTTCTTATCTTGATTATATAAACCTTCAAGGAAGTTATGATAGGTTCTATCTAGTTCTTGTAACTTCATTGCTCTAAAATATTCTTTCTCTTTTACAGAATCTCTTGTAAATGAATAAGAAATACTCTTACCTTCTATAAGATATTCAGGCTCATTTAAAGTATCATACTCTGGATTATATCCTGTATCTACAAAGTTATAAAACTTATGCTTATTTACAAGTTCTTCATCTGTAACTAACCATGCTGGTCGATTGAAATTTAACTTTTTGTCTATTATTCTACATATCATTTTATATCCCTTCTCTGTTTCTATCACTGAAATCTGTTTTCAAATAATTCCATACTTTAACATTATCTATCTTTCCTTGCCCATTAAACGCAACAGCCTGCCAATGTGCGCAAGCAATTTGTCCCAATCCTGCTGAATTATTCCAATGGGTGTCTGTACTTGTATCAGAGTTAATGCTCCAAGATACTAGTACATTATTCACATAAACTTTAACTCTATTAGCTTTTGCTATTCCATTGGTGAAATCTACAGAGATAGCTAAGTGAAATGTATTTACTACACCCATAGTTAGACCTAAAGTTGCAGGGGAGCCCCTATATCTTAGATAGCTTGTAGATTCCCCTGCTGGATAAAAATCGAAGGTAAACTGACTTATATTTCCACCCCAATATATATTTATACTTGGATTTATGGCATCGCGATACTGTGAAGCAATAAGGCTTCTAATGCCGCTATTCAAAGTAGCTTGACACCAAGCTTCCACAGTAATTGTCTTTTGGTTAGTAAAAGTAAAATCAACCCCACTTGGGACAATATTTGTTTGCGCATAAACAGCGTTCCCAAACTTTACCCCAGAAACAAAAGTAGGTGACCCATACAAAACTCCATTAACACCGATTTCACTAGTAACAACCCCACCACTTTGGGATTCTAACTTATTCCAAAGAATTGGCCTTTGAAAGCTCTTCTTCCATATACCATTATTCTTTTCCCATACCTCAGAAGGTATTTTCCAGCTACTATTATGTTTTACATAAGGTGTAGGTGTTTTAATAGAGGTATCTTTAACACTTATATTATTCATTTAAGCATCCACTTTAAACCAAATATCACCATCAACGCCACCAGTAGGAGTACCAGTGGATATTGTTATTCTACTTGTTGTATACACGTTAGCTGGAAGTAAAGTAGTTGCTATAGCCTGTCCCGATGCATCAGCAGTTAATATATACCCTTCAGTGGCTGGTGATAGTAAATCCATTTTATCTGCTTGTAAATCGTCTATATTAGTTTGTATTGTCCCAATATCTGATGACAAAGTAGCAATAGAGGATACACTAGAATCGACCTGTGCTTGTATATCTGAATCCATTTGAATAATAGATTCTTTTCCATTAGTAATAGCAAAGCCTATTACATTTTGTGAGCCAGTACCTGATGGTAAATCTTCAGGTGCTATTGTTGGTAGTTGTGATAAATAATCAGCCATTTATTGTTCCTTTTATTATTAAAATCATTATTTTATTCTATACGCAATCATATATCCACAAGAAATAGATACTTGAGTGCTACCCATTATTATATAACTCCATCCATTTCTTATGCCACACATGTTGATAGTTTTAGTTCCAGAAGTTATAGTTATTATACCTTCACATGATACTGGCAAAAGATAACCTGAATGTGTTTGATTAACTACACCACCGCCAAATGCGGAAGTACCTTCATATAAACGTAAAGAAAATAAATCTTGGACACTTGTGTACATTCCTGTATAACCCCTAACTATCCAAGTGCCTACACCTAAAGTTAATGATGGGGCACTAGCATTATTAAATATTAAATTATTATTAATAACACCAACTTGGTAATACCCATTTTCTCCAGTACTTTCTTTTAATGAATCTCCTAGGTCAAATAAATACTTAGAGGTAGTTACATAAGCTGTGCTATCTGTTGGTGCATTCTGAAACTGTTTACCACTTGATTCTGCTTGCCCATTCTCATCTGATTGAAGAATATATCCATCAGCAGGAGTAATCTTATCCATTTTATCAGTTTGTAAATCGCCTATATCAGAAGTATTTGTAGAAATATCAGAAGTATTTGTATCTACTTGTGCTTGTATATCTGAATCAATCTGTATCTTGGATTCTTTACCATCAGCTACTGCAAAACCAACAACATCTTGTATTCCTACACCTTGTGCTAGTTCTGAAGGCTCTATTACTGGAATAGTTCCTGCTAAATATACTGTACTCATATTATCCCCACATATGGAACATGTCCATTACCAAGATATTTACCACTAAAACTAGATTTAATAAGTGTTGGTTGCATAAATAAATTACCATAAGTATAAGCTACCCTTAATGTTAGCCCAATAGTATTGTTTATAAAATCTGGAGAAGTTTGAACTATTTCACACAAAATATAACCATATACTAGTTTAACATCTGTGTTTGCAAGTAATCTAACAAAATCACCTGCTCTTAAATCAAAAGCTCTAACAGATTGTATGTAAATATTGGCTGGTATACTAATATCGAATTGAGTATTAGGGTACCATAATATCTTACTTAGTCTTGTTATTTGGTCATTAACATCAGCAGTATCATATAACAATGTCTTATAATCAGCAGGTAATGTAGCATTTGAGTCATAATCTTTTCTAGCCGCTCCACTATTTGTTTTATCTATCTTAGTATAAAACTCAGACTTGGAATAATTTTGATTATATTCCATTTTAATATTAGCTGCAACACTTTCACTATCTACTTTTGGACTAACTCCAGTTCTACCATTTAATAATAAATCAGGTGTAATAGTGCATAAATAACTAGTATCATCCCAGTTAAAATCTTTCCAGGTATAGAATAGTGTATCTTTTTCTATTTGAAACTCTGTATTAACAAAAGAACGTTGAATATCTTCTATAAGAGAATTAAGCTCTGTGGGCTGGTTTATATACATACCTATTTTAGGTGCAGTTAAAGATACAGCAGTCCAATCAATCATGTTAAAGTAATAATTACTGAAACTTATATTAAGAGTGTCTATTAATAGATGTTTGGCTATGTCAAGAGCATTATCCATTAGTAAATCATTTTCATCTACTATACCACTGACATCTGCTGAAATTGTATTGAAAGATTTGTAACTCTGTGTTACAGCCTCAGCAGTTCCAGTTAAAACTATAAATCTCTCTCTTATTATCTCGAAATAAGCTATTCTTCTACCATCTGCTTGTGTTAAGTATTGAATAGTTGGGGTATCTGTTATAGCAATGTTTTCTAAATATACCTTGTTGATAGATACCATGTCTGTTGGAGCATAACCAAGTAAGTAATAATATACTGGGTTTAAAACACCAGGAATAGCATTCTCATTTAAACAAGGACAAGGTACTCCTCTAACTTTACCATATATATGAGGTATTAATATAGAAGGTTTATCTTCTTGTTCTTCAGGATAGAATAAAGGCCATTCACTCATATCTAATTCATAAGCTCCAACCATATCTGTCATAGAACGTCTAATATCAATCATATCTATTTTAAAAGAATTACTTCCGTCAGAGGTATTATTCTCTGTGATAGATTTAACTTTACCAGCAAATATTGTTTTAAAGTCCTCAAATACAGGGTCTACTCCATTTTCAAGTAAGGCTACTTTTAATCTACCTTTCAAACCTATCTTAGGTGGAGATGTTTCTCTTGTGGTATTATCTCTTCCGAACACGTAGTGATTGTATGCTCCATCAGCGTTTTGTATAATAACTGTACCTGAGTCATAAGTTTGGATACCCGCTAGAACATTATCGCGTTTAGTACCTATTTTAGGTACTTCTAGCAATCTAGGTTCAAACTCTATACCACTTAAATCAAGTTGTACCTTAGAGTTAGATTTATAAAATCCTTCATAAGAACTTAATAATATGCTTGTAGTTTCTGATGGATAATAGTATGGGGTGTTGCTATTAGGGAAATGTATAAGTAATAGAAAATCTCCATAGTAAAATGAACCTGGAGTTTGGATTACTTCTGCTTTTGTATATTTCTTAGTTAGTAGTGTAACATCATAAGTTGTATCAATGTTTTCAATTACTTTAACATCTGAGATTACATACATCTCTTTCTGTACCATTCTTTCAGGCTGTAATACAGAATATAAGGTATCTGTATAATCGTTATTTACTTTTATTCCCCATACACCAGCATAAAGAGGAAAAAACCTCATTTGCCGTATAGGTGATTCTAGTTCGAATATTTCTATGTATTCCAAATTATATTCCTTAAAAAGCTATCGAAATTCCACCTGAAAAATCTGCACCTGAATCTGTAATATCTGTTTCAAAATAGTATGGGTTACTTTGTAAAGCATAGTATAAAGTTATTTCTGTTGAAGACTTTCTGACAGCCTTTGACATATGTGCAATAATGCTAGAAGACATAGGTTGAAACCCTCCTGTAACAAGAATTGTATCACCTGTTGTAGGAATATATGGACTTAAAGCTTGGTAAACAGTACCTTGTGTTGAAGTTGCTAGACTAAGACTACCATGGTAATTAGCTTTAGCAGTAACTTTATTATCTTTAAGTAGTACCCCATCTATTGTAACACCTGCTCCACTTGTCTTCTCACTTATAACGTCAGTATAAGTAGTACCAGCAGTAACATTAGTAGCAGTAACATCAGTAGCAGTAACATCAGTAGCAGTAACATTGCTGTCTTTAAGTAGAACTCCGTCAACTGTAACACCAGCCGCTGCTGCTTTCTCTTTTATAATATCTACGGCTATTTCATTATTAGTAGCACCTGTACCTATTACTACACCATTAACTGTTACACCACTAGCAATAGTAGCATTTGTGATACTTGTAGCTTTTACAGAAGAATCTTTAAGTAAAACACCATCAACAGTAACACCGTTACCAGAACCTGCCACTTCATTTATAACATCAGTATATGCTTGGCTATCTTTTATTTTAAGACCATCTATTGTAACACCAGCTGCCGAAGTTCTTTCTGAAATAGTATCAGTTGAAACGGCAGTAGTAGCTGTAATAGTAGATGTAGATGTAAGAGCACCAGTTTGAATGGTTTCAGCAGTATAAACAACTGCATTAAGTAAACTTGCTCTTGCGTTATAAGAAGTACTTACCTTTGTGAACTTAAACACAGCCTTAGATGTACTAGCACCTGATAGGTAATATCCGCCTAAATCACCTCTATATGTTGGTACAGTAGACAAAGCTTTAACTGTTATAGCAGTTCCAGTATCTTCTACATAGACGAAATATGTAGTATCAGAACTTACACTAGTCATATCAACTGCTAAGTTACCGTCTATGACCCTATAAAGAGCTCCAGCTATTTCTTCTGTTCTACCGTTAGAAAGTGTAGGAGTTCCTGTTCCATCGGCATAACTTGTAAGTGTAAAACCACTTGCAATTACACCTTGAAGCCCATCCTGTAAGCCTAAGCTATTTGTTATGAGTAATGATACATTTTCGATACTTGCCATAATTTAGTTCCTTTATAATATTAACTTTAATTTTCTATCTTTTCACTTTTTAAGTACATTCTTCTACATTAAATGTAAAACTATACTTGCTTAAATCTCTTCCTTTCGGAACAAAGGTTATATTAGCAAAGTACGGCTCGAATGGTCTAGCCTGTGTTTCTTCAAATTGGCAGAATATTACAGGTTTTAGTCTAGTTAATCTATTTTCATATAAATCAATCCAATCTATATATTCTTCTTGTGTAGCTATAGTAACAGTAAAAGCCTCTGTTTTCCTTAATATTCCAGGTTGAGAGAAGAATCTTCCTGATATTGACCTATTACTAATATCATTACTGATATAACTAGGAATAACTCCTGGTTTATGGTATTCAGAACGAATAGGAATACCTAAGTAAAACTTACCTATATATTGTAATCCAGTATCTACAGTTTGAAGCTTCCAATATCTATATGTTTCATCTATTTCTGTAACAATAGTAGTTAAAGGTAGTTGATAATCATAGTTAATAGTATTCTGTAAACCACCAGCAATACCTAGATTACCAGCTAAATCTACTACCATATTAACAGAACTTATGCTATTCTTATATACAGAACCATCTTGAGATATTACAATCGTATCAGACGTACCTTCAAAAGCATGTCTAAAAGCGTCTTCATTGTATTGGAATGTAAGAGAACCGCCATCAGTTAAAACACCATCTTTAGGAAGTGTTATTGTAAATTCTTTATTACCAGTATGGAATGAGTTCCAAGTGTTTAATTCAACATCATTAAATGGTTTTAAAGTAACTTGCCCGTAAGATATAGTCCCATTACTACCACTAAACCCTAAATTACCTGCGTAATCAACTATGAGGTTTTCTTCCGATATACTATTTCTATATACAGAACCATTAGTTGCTATTACATATTCAATACTTGCTCCTAGAGTAGAAGCATAAAGCCATGCTGCTCTATGAAAATAGTATTGGAAAGAACCTTGTGTCCCACCAAAAGTAAATGTTTTTAGGCCATTTGAAGCTGCTGTAGCCATTGCATAAGGATAAAACCCATCGTTAAAATAACTAACTTCTGCTATTAATGGATTAGGGTATGAAGTCCATTCTACTGTAAATCTTATGTAACCATTCATAGTTTGGTTTTGGTTAGACTTTCTAAAAGGAGCTGATATATCACCGCCTGATAAAGAATCATAACTGCCATTAAAAGCCCATATTGCGTCTCCAGCTTTTAAATAACAGTTACCGTATCCAGGTTCACCAATATCTGTAGCTACGAATGGAACAAAGTTACTAGCAGTTTCAGTACTATCATTAGGGTTATTTAGGTCTTCTTCTGTAGGAGAAGAGTAATTACTATCATTAAATACATAACCTAATCCAGAAACCATATCCTGAGTTCCTATTGTATTTAAAGGAAATCTATAGTTTAACGTGCCTAAAGATAGTCTAGTATTATTATCATACTGCGCGTATTGAGAACTTACTGGTAGAAAAGGCGTTAATTCAGTATCACCATATACGGATATTATTTTACCGTAAGATATACAGGTTACTTCCCGAATTGGGTAATAAAGAGAAGCACTTCCTGTAAATGCTCTTCCACCAATACCATCAATCCAAGTTTGAATATAAGGTAATCCGTTTAATGTAACAACATTTTGTATTGTATAAGCTACATCATCTACTACTTCCATTCCTTCTAATTGTATTTTATCACCAACAGTTATACTTTCTAAGTCTGTTTGTAAGTCTAATGTATTTACAGTTATTGTTAAATCACTTCCACCATATGCTTGGCTAAACTCTGTACCTTCTCCAGGTTTATTTGCATCTTTTACTATAAAGAAATAGTAATCAATGCCATTATATTCCTTACTTAATATTTTATGAAAACCTTTATCAGCATCTTGAATACCTGTAAAGTTAAGGTAAACATAATCGTTTGCGTTAAAATTAAAAGTATTGTTTGTAGGAGGTGCACTAGTTTTTGTTATAGGTATTTTAATTGCGTCTACAAGTCTCCCACCAAATGAAGTATCTTTAATTAAGTAAACTTGATTCATATAACCAGCTGTTTGTTGGGTTGTATAGACTTCTGAGCTTCTTAAACTACCACCGACTTGAATACCGTGGTCAGTAGCTGTAATTACTACCTTAGATAAGTTTGGGAATGTATCAAACTCCTCATTTGGTAATGTTAAATCTGAGTCTGTTCCTGTTGAATAGTCTGTTCCAATTGTAGGAGTATAAGGTAAACCACCTGCTAAACCTAAATCTCCATTGATTGTTACTACTAGGTTTTGTTCTGCAATAGAATCTTTATATACTGCACCTGATGTAGAAATAACTATACTAGAAGTAGTATTTAAAAATGCAGTAGTCCATGCAGTACTATCAAAATAGTACTCAAAATAACCACCTAAAATATCTCCATCTGCAAGTCTTGGTAGGTAAAATCTCTTTAAACCATTACTAGCTGATGTTGCAATGGCAGTTATTGTAAGAGCATCTCCGTTAAACTTAAGAGCCCCATAAGTAGTTCCAGTTGAGCCATATTTAAGGAATATAATATTTTCTCCTACATTACCAACATTAGATTCCCATTGATAATTACCAATTTGAAATCTTAAAACACCAAAAGCAACATTAGTATCACATGGTTTAAAATTTGCAAGTGTAGTATTGTACGCATTTGTAGGATTGGTAAGATTATCATCAGTACCAGTTGCATAATCTAAATCTATAGATGTGTTAAAATAAGCACCACCTTTAAGAGTAATATCCGTAGAGCTGTTCATAATACCAACTGCTGTTACTTGTTTCTCGTCACCTAAATCAATAAGGATTTTCTGTTCAAATGTAGCATATCCATCTGCTCCATTCATAGTATCAGAGTAAAGGTTTTCTGACTTATAGGTAGAAGATTCATCCTCTATTGTTATAATAGCGTCTTCTAAGTAATTGTTTGTACATAATATCATACTAATGCTCCTGAATTTATTGTTAGATTTTGGTTAAAAGTTCCTTCTGATACTGCCTTTAAAATAGGTTCACTATCTAGGTTAACTGTTATTTGCGCTATGTAAGACCCAATTGATTGGCTAGGAGTACCTAAGCTATAAGAGGATAAATCATTTGTATAAGCTACTGTTTCTACTGGAGTTGGAAGTGTTTCGTCTGGTACTACCGCACCACTAGCGTTTTCGTCTTTAGCAGGTAATTTTAATACAGGTAAACTTGTAAATGTACTTGCGTATTGCTCTAGAGCTTTAGCTGAATCTTCTATCATCGAAATCGCAAAATCAAAAGATTCTGCTGTTTTTTTCTCTAGGTTAGCAAAAGAAGTATCGGAACCTGAATACGATGCTTTTACTTGAGCGACTGCTTTATCTCTTGCTTTCTGTCCAAATATAGAATTTGCTTCTGCCAAAGCTTGCTTCTTAGATAACTCAAACTCTGTTTTTTGTTGTTCTAATCTTGCGAGTGCAAGCTCTTTATCTATTTTAAGTTTAAGTATTGCTATAGCTTTATCTAATTCTTTCTCATAATCAGCATATGCTTTTTCAGCATCTATTTTATCTTTTTGCTCTTTTATTAAAGCTAGACCTTTTCTAGCTTCTTCCCTTTTTTGAGCGTCGGCAGTATTTTCAATAATATAAATGTACTCTGCGGCTTGTTCATCTAAAGCTAGTTTCTTTCTTTCTTCCTCTGCCTTTTCAATTTTAACAAGACCTAAGTCTGTTCGAGCTTTTTCTTTGGCAAATTCAGCATAAGCGTCTAGTAAATCTTTGGTCATAGTGAGACCCATTTCTTTTACTGTATCATCCCAAGATTTTGCCATTTCCTCGAATTTAGTCTCCATCTCAGAAACTAATTCTTCCGAAGCATTCTTACCACTATTTACAATTTGTTTAATAAGAACTGCCAGAGGGCCGCCGAGACTAATAAGAAAGTTTTTACCAAAATCTTCAAAACTAGAAAAACTTTTTGCTACATCTTTTATTAATGTTTTTATATCAAGAAGACCTTTAGCTACACCATTTACTGCTCTTGCCCCTTCATTTATTTTATAGTTTTGGTCATCATCCCATACTACTATCTTTTCTTTTGAAATCTTCTCTATAGCTTGAACAACTTGAATAATTAAACTTACCCAGTCCGTAGCAGATAACTGTCCCTCAGTCCCTACTTTAGATATAGCATCTGCAAGATTACCAAACTGAATAACCGTATCAGCTATAAGTTTATCATTACCTTCAAGATTCTGTGTAAATAATCCAGCTATTTGAACAGTTTCACCTAATGAGAAAGAGGTTTCTTTTATCTTATTTTTAAGTTCTTCTTCTTTTTTAAGTTTTTCATTATAAAGTTCTAAGTCTGTATCAGCAAGAGCTGTTGTAGCAACTTTCTCTATATAAAGCTGTTTTATATTAGCCAATTCTTTACCATCAGTACCAGTAAACTCATCAGCTTTAGTTAGTCTTTTTTCTTCAAGGTCTAAAATAGCTTGTAGAACAATCTCTTCTTCTTCTTTTGCTAAAGTTGCTTTTCTTTGTAGTTCTGTTTCAAATATAAGATAACCATTCTTTATTCTTGCTAACTCTATTTCAGATTTAAGTATTTTAAGTTGAGATTTATCTTCTGGTGTATCTTGTTTAGCAGTAGGTAATGTAGATGCACCACCTTTTAATCTAGCAAGTTGTTTATTAAGTTCTTCTAATACTTGAGAATATGAAGTAATATTTGAAGTATCAGTTCCTAAGTCTTTAATTGCCTGAGCAGCCAAATCTAGAGTTTTTTGCTGTCTCTCAGTAATTATTCCACCATTTAGATTAATATCTTTTGCTGCTTTTGCTATTTGTTCTAGTGCTTTAACCTGCTCATCTAGTGATAAATCTTTAAGTTTTTTAAAACCTTCACCTTTTAAGCCTGCTTCTTCTTCATTGACTTGTTTAATAGCATATGCAAGAGCTCCAAGTGCTATTACTGCACCCGCAACAATAGGAAGTAGAGGGACAAGTGCTGCTGTTCTAAGTAATGTAAGAAATGTTACAGTGCTATTTATAACTGGTATTAGGGCAAGCATTCCACCTGTTATTAAGATAACATCGTTTAATAGTTCTTTTTGAGTAGGGGATAAATCATTATAACCTTTAAGTAAATCACTTAAAGTCTTTACAACATCTTTTGCAATAGGTATTAGTTCTGTACCTAGGCTTTCTTTGAAGTCTTTAATAAGAGAATTAAGAGCTTCCTGCTCCTGCATTAACTTCTTAGTCTCTTCATCAAGAGCACCTGTAATCTGTTGTGTTTGTTTTAGAGCGTTATTGAATATAACTTGTGATTTAGCTGCCTTTTCAGACAGTCCTTCAACTTTAATTAATTGTAATACTTCATTCTTAAATGATTCAGATGTTTCATCTATAACTATACCTAACTCTAGAAGAGACTTAGATGAACCTTTTGCAATTGCTGCATTTATCTTCTCAGTAATATCTGCTGCTGAACCAGCATCTGCGTTATAATAAGCCCATGCTTGAGCAACATCAAATACTTGTTTAGATAAATCTAGTGCAGTATCTTTTGCTAAACCTAGTCCTTCTCCTATCCTAGTAGTTGCAAGTAGTCTTTCTTGAACGTCACCTGCTGTTAGTTTATATGTATCTTGTAATGCTTTTTGTACTTCTAAGGCTCTTGCACCAATTGCTTTGAATGTATTATCAAACTTATTCTGTACTACTTTAGCTTGAACTGCTGAGTTTAGTAATTCTTTGGTTATCTTAGAAACACCTGCAATAGCAAAGGCTCCACCTAAAACAGATGTTAAATCTTTAAAATTCCCTTTAGTTTTAGCTATGGCTTTATCTAATTGTTTAGTATCGCCTGTGATGGAATAGTAAAGTTCCCCTAAAGAAGTTTTCATTATTTACATCCTTTAAGGTTATTTTCTATTAATTTAGTTGCAGCCATAATATTTACGTTACCTTTATAGAGTGTCTTTTTGCTTTTAAAGCTTTCATAGCAAAGTCGGAAGGTTTAATTTCTTCCTTTGCTTTTACAGTATTACTTTCGTTTCTCTTTTTAAGCAGTTGTAGGTTTGTAAGAGCAGAGGCAAACTCTGGCTCCCATACCCACTCTATAATCTGTTCAGGAAACTGAGCCATGGCTATTGCATTCTCCGTAGCTTGTTTATCCATCTTCCTATCATAGAACTCCCTGGTAATAGGTACTTGTAAGTACTTAGTTAAAGCCCATATCAACCTATCTTTTTTAAGCGGTCTATTTATTTGGTTTTTTTTTTTACTGCGTCTGTTAAATCGTAATCTTTGTACACAACGCTATTAAGGAAGTTATTCATTGATTCGGGATACACTCTATCTTTCCAAAACTTATCATCTTGGATTAAAGCATCACTGTAACCATTGTCTTCCAGTATAAGCTTAATAATATCTCGTCTCTCGTTAAAGAAATCTGACTTACCAATAGCTTCTAGTTCTGTTTGCAGTTCTTTGTATTCTTCATCTAGTTTAACAAAGTCTTCTTTAAGGTCATCGATTGTCTTATTACTTTTATTAGTACTAGCAATCATCTCACCTTTCTTGTTAAGAATATCTGTCATGCTTTGGAACACATCTTTAGTTCTTCCAATAGTCTTAAGAATTTCACCATATCTATCTCTTACACCATTAGCAATAAAAGATATTTTAACTGGGTATTTCTTTTGTTTACCTTTTTCATTATAAACGAATTCGTAACTAACTACATTAATGTCCATGTTTGATTCCCTTGTTTAAGAGGGGAGGTAAGGGACTAACCTCCCCATATAGTTTATAGCTTACTAAAGTCCCTTGTAAGCTACCTATTGGTAAATTAATACCAATAGGGTTTAGTTATTAAACTTCAGAGTATGCTGAATTAGCAATAAAAAGCTTAAATAGTTGAGCACCAGCAGTCTTAGAAGTATCAATGTTACCAGTAAGAGAGAAATTAAATTCGTGGACTCCCTGCTCTGAGGCGGCCTTGAAATTTAACGACATTCCTGAATCTACCCCTACACCGTATACTTTTAATTCAGTATCGTAAGTAGTAAGAGTTTCGTCAGTATAATGTCTAAGTCTTGCGATATACTTAGTAAGAGATACAGTACCGTCACCAGATGTAGCTATTTTACCAGTAGATGGAGTATAGTCATATTGAATAACCATATCTTGTACTAAAGTAGTAACTGTAGCAGAGTCAAGGATAAAAACACCATATTCTCCGCTTTCATTTTGACCAATATAGAAGTCAGTATTAGCTACAAGAGCACCATTAACAGAACCAGTTACTGAGTCGACGGTTATTACACCGAGGTCAAAGTTTTGGTTAGCGATTTTAATGAACTTGTTATATTCCCAATCACCAGAGTCAACAGTTTGAGTAGCGTTGTTAACAATAGTTCCTGCAACGGAAGTACAGCTAATGAGTCCACCAGAAATCTTAGCGATTCCTTCTGGGTCAAGAGTCCATAACGCTGTTGGGCTTATTTGCAAGGTCTGGTTAGTTATTTTGGTTTTCAAAATACCTGCGTTTCCGCTTTCAAGTTGCTCGACCTCAAAGTTATGAGTTACTTGAGCTCCAGCAGCAAGAATACCTGCATCATAATAAGATACTTCATTATCTGTAGAAATTGCAAGATTTACGCCGTCAGGCATAATATACGATTTTTTATTTGTTTGTTTAGCCATGTTAAATTTCCTTTATTATATATTAACTTTAATTAAGTTTTTTTTCATTTTTTTAATTTTTCCACAGCTCTTTGTGGAAAATTATTACCAGATTTCGTTCTCGTACCGAATATTACCTCAGTTGCGTATGTTGAATCTGTAAATACCACCGCAGCCTTATTTTGGGACTCTAAATCAAAAGAGTCTCTCAAAGCCCCTGTTTTTACTGGTGCTTCTTGTTTGATATATTCTACTAAAGTTCCACCATCTTTCATAAGTTGGTCGAGTACTTCCTTGTCTATATCCTTCTGAGCTGAAGCATTTGGGGTAAATTTAGTCTTTATGTCTATCATTGCCCTTTTCCTGTAACAGAAACTATTGTGTTATAATTATCATTTAAGTCAACAGGAGCTATTGTTGGTAGGATATCCGCGACATAAAAATAACTATTACTTCTTTTCCTATTGCAAGCTTCGAATACTGCTAAAGCCGTAGCCTCAGAATCTGCTTGCTTTTTTGCCCTACAAGAGACATAAATCTCTATTTGTTGTACGGGTAAACCACCTTGGAACGAAGAGTTATTGTATAACAATATCGTCTTATTCTCAACGGTTAATGTATTTGTACCTGTCGCTGTTTGTACAGATTTAGGTAAAACAGTACCTTTGAATATCATGTAATTTGTTACAGCATTATAGACAAAAGTGTTTACTTTAGTCCTAATTGTAGCATTTGCGTAAAGTAAGGTAAATAAGTCATCTATCAAACTATTGTAAGCCATGGTTATACTACCTTTTCTAAGTAAATGTTGATAACTTCGCCTAGGTTAGCTACATCATCTTTGTATACTACATTGTATAATTGGTTATTAACTACCAATTGGTCAGAATCTAATATAGAAACTTTGTTATCTACGAGTAATACAGAGGAAACTCTTTCTCTCATCTTATCTGTTAGGACAGAAGTACTACCAGTGGTATTATAATGTATGTAATTACCTAGTAAAGTAGTAGTAGTAGTCTCATCAGTATCACCTGTTACAGGGTTAAATACGTTAGTAATAACTTTTTTACTAACAGGAACCTTGTTAATTCTAGATAATCTGTCTAATATGCTCATTTTAGGTAGGACTCACTCTATTTTTCTTACTGAAAGATATACATCTCATAAATAGGTTAGCTGTCTTATAGATTGCTTTACTATTAGAGTTGTTTCCACTAGTGTAAGATACAGAAACTGCGCCATAACTCTCACTAGATATACCTGAAGTAACTTTACTATTAGGGTCTACACCTTTTCTAGCATAAGCAAGTTCACAAATACC